ATCATCCTAGGGAAACTGCGTTCGTTGATGGCGAGTGGGACTTCGATGAGGTAGTAGAAAGATATAAATGTGATGACTGCCATAAGGAGTATAAGTCAACTGAGTTAAGCTACATTCAGGAGTACGAGGCAATACTTTGCAACGATTGCGAAGGCATCTATCAAGAACTAGAAGAGGAAGAAATAATTTATAATAATAAATATAATAAAAGATAAGCCATGACTTCAATAATAAAAGTAAACATTGTAGAGTTAGCATCCGAGTTGGCAGATTACGAACTAACCGAAATTTTGGAAGGTTGTATTAAAATAACAGAAGAGGATGATAATGAAATAAGGTATACTGATAAGGCTCAGGATATATTCAACGACCTATATGATAAGTATTATTCACTAATAGAAAACTGCAAAATAAATGAAGGTACTGATAGCCTGTGAGGAAAGCCAGGCGGTCACAAAAGCATTCAGAATAAAAGGGCATGAGGCATACTCATGTGACATAATAGATTGTAGCGGAGGCCACCCGGAGTGGCACATAAAAAGAGATGTGTTTGAAATCCTAGATGATGGGTGGGAGCTAATGGTAGCCCACCCCCCTTGTACTTATCTATCTGTTAGTGGAGCGAAACATATGTATAACAAAGATGGCTCAGTAAATGAGCTGCGATTAATAAATCAGACGGCTGCCCTAGATTTTGTCAGGAGGCTTATGGATGCTCCGATAGATAAGATAGCAATAGAAAACCCTATCTCGGTAATCTCTAGTAAGATAAGAAAGCCGGACCAAATAATCCAACCATATCAGTTCGGACACAAAGCTAGTAAGTCAACTTGTTTATGGTTAAAGAACCTGCCTAAGTTAATACCCACAATGATTGTGGAGAAGGGATAGTTCAGAGAATGGATAGGCAAAAATGGTAAATTAAAACGGCAACCTACATGGTACTATGAGGCTTTTATTCAAACTAAGACCGACCAAGAAAGAAGAACATTAAGAAGTAAAACATTTCAAGGCATAGCCGATGCTATGGCTAATCAATGGACAATTTAAAAAATAATAAAATGAAAAATATTATAGAAACAAAAGTAGATTACCTAGACATGGAAGTAAGAATAACTTACAAAGAAACAAGTAGGCCACCTATGCTAATGGTAGAAGAGTGCCATGGATTACACTATATTTCATCACCTGATGTGGATAGAGAGGTAGAAAAAGTAGAGCTTATGCTAGGAGATGATGTAGTAGATGTAACAGACACACTAAAAATAATTATCGAAAAAACATTTTTTTAATCAACAACTTATCCTAACTTTACAGAATGAAATCAGTATTATCAACAACAGGCGACCACGTATTCGTTCAACACATCTTATCCTATATAGTATCCGATGATACTACAATAGTATTTAAAGACATCCTAGGAACGTCTAGGAAATTCTCAGGGACAGAAGAACAGTTCCTTGCGTACTTCACCGCTTAAAATTAATTTTATGTATGTAGTATTAAAGAAAGAAACACACGACCTACCTATCTTAATTAGTACAAAGAATCTATCTTACAATGACTATATAATGGCAGACTATGTAGAGATATTCTCCGGAACTTTACACGAATGCCAAGATGTTATTGACACACTATTCGATGACATATTCTCTGATTAAAAATAAACACATGACCAATGTAATGTTAAAGATGTTAGCAGAATTTATATCTACTAACTATGACAGTCTTAAGAAAGACTACAACACTCTCTCCGCCCAGGAGAAAGCATCCTATCCTTCGGCTCTATTCTTTATAGCCGTATTCGATAGACTATTAACAGACCAACACAACAAACAAATTAAAGAAAATGAATCTAAAATCATTACTGCAAACGCTGATGCCATCCCTCCACTCTCATAGTTGGGAGTTTGTTAAAGAGTATAACAATCCCTCTAAAACTTATTGCCATCAACACCACAGATGTAGCTGCGGAGATGAGAAGCATGAGATGAGGTTTTGGAATAAGAAACCGGTTGTAAAAATTATTAGAAAGATTAATCATAAGTAACATGGAAAAACACACAGGCTTATCTAGCTTTGCCCATATGGCAGAGCCTGAACGAATGATATTTATTGCTCAGCTAAACCATTTAATGTGGTATAATGAAGGCTGCTTTGAAGAGGCTAAGAAATTAGTTGACGAATGGAAAACAAAGAACACTAAGACGGCAGTGTTCTATCCGAAAATAGAATCATAATCTTACTATCATAAATCTTTAATCATTTAAACAATCAACAATGAAAACAGCAAAAACAACAAAAGCAATCAAAGGAAAAACACCTGCACAACAATTATCTAAGCCAAAAGTAGGTAAAGAAATAGGCAGTAAGGGTGTTGAAAAGTCTCCTGTATTGAAGGCTAAGAAGAATGCATAAGGTAACGGGGGATTAATTTCCCCCTACTTTAAAATTTATTTTAGAATTACACATCATTTACACATATTTATACTATCTTTGTAAAAAATAACACATGAAAGAAAAACAATTACAGAGGTTACAAGCCGAAGTCATCGAAAACGTTACGCTTGCGTTAAGTAAATCATTTGAAGGTTTCCTTAAGGATGACACTATTGCCCTAATGAGTGAACTTATAGAGCATACTGTTATGGGTACGTTCTACGGTTTCGGAGTTCCTGCACACAATCATTTAGAAAAATAAAATCAAACACATGAAAAATCTATTAAAAGCACTAGCTGCTTTCGACAAACAATGCCCAGCAGTTAAGAAGGAAGCAGACAACCCCTTTTTTAAGTCAAAGTACGCTCAATTACATTCTATTCAGTCACACATTAAACCGTATCTAGAGAAGAGCGGGCTGCTTATTACACAGGCTAACACAATTAACGATGGTCTGCCTTATGTATGTACTACCTTGTATCATGTAGAGTCAGGAGAGTATATCCAATCAATTTTCCCAATAGTAGTATCTAAGAATACCGCTCAGGAGTATGGCTCAGCCGTTTCTTACGCTAAGAGATATTCCTTGTCAGGTATACTTAACCTTATCATTGAAGACGAAGATGATGATGGTAACGCAGCATCCCAGGCAGAACCGGATAATAAAGTTTGGTTGAACGAGAACACACCTGAGTTCACAAAGGTTAAAGATGCCCTATCTAATGGCTTTACAATGTCACAAGTTAGGCAGAAATACAATGTGAGTAAAAAAGTAGCAGACCTATTAACTAAATAATATGGAACACAAGCCTGATATGGTTGAAATATTTTCATCATCACTAATGTTAACCTGTGCAGTTATGTTAACAATAGTAGTGCTTTATTTAATTTCCAAAATAAAATTATGATAACATTAGATAGTTTAAAAGAAAGACCGTTAAGTTATAGTTCCTTAAAGGCTTTTGCAGTATCACCTAAGCATTATATTAATTACTTAAACAAGCCTAGAAAGCAGACACCCGAACTTTTATTCGGGCAGCTACTTCACTCTATGTTATTAGAGCCTACAAAGTTCAATGATGAGTATATAATAAGTAGGAAGTTTGACATGAGGAAGAAAGATGATAAAGCTGAGTATGATAAAATGGTTGAGGAATCTATTGGTAAGACTATTGTTCAGCAGGACTTACATGAGGAAGTATTCAACTTAGTAGAGTTAGTAAGGAGCAATAAAGACTTTAGAGACTTAATGTCTGCTAATCCTGTTGTAGAGACTAGAGAGTACAAAGAGATTTTTGGATTGCCTTTCGTTATAATTAAGGACATATCTATCGGTGACAGGACTATTGATATTAAGAGTGTTCAAAATGCCTCATTAGAGACTATTACAAAGGACTTCTTTAATTATCAATACTACTTACAGGCTGCAATTTACGGAGGAGATTTTAGCTTCTATATCGTTGAGAAGAACGAGCCTTATTATAACGGACTGTTGCCTATCTCTCAGAACTTTATTGACTATGGTAAGTCAACATTAGAAAGATTGTGTGTTGCTTTTAACTATGCGTTGGAGCATCCGGAATCTTTTGATATGGCTTATGAGTTTTGGGATAAGTTCAACGGCAATAAAAGAATAATAAATCTACCGCCATGGGTAAAATAAAAGACTTCTTTTGGTTGATTATAATTTATGCTATTTTAATAATTGAATTTTACATATGCTTTAAAAAATAATAGAATGGAATTACAGGAGATAAGACTTAGAACTATAAAAGATTTACTACACAGGGCACAAAAGCAATCTAAATTATTAGAGCAATTAGGAGAAGAGTTATACTTACAGGCGGGGCTTGTTGATGCCCCTCCTAAAGTATTAATGAACTCTAGTATAATACTTTCATTTGTTCAGAAAGAATGTAATGTTGATGTACTTAAAAAGACTAGGGCCAGGGATGTTATGTTTGCTAGAGAGTTAATAATATACCTACTTAAAAAATATACCTACCTACCTCTAATTAAGATAGCTGAGTATTCGGGTGTAGGTGACCATACAACGGCACTACATCATATAAAAAAGGTAAAGAACTTTATAGAAGTAGATGACAATTACAGAAGGAGAGTTGATGAAATAGACGAAAGATTAAAACTTTACAATGAAATTTATGAACAAGATAACAGTCTTCAAGGTATTCAGTGAGGTTGACCAACCTTCATACGTTTCATTAGATGCAGTTATTAATGGCATAAGAGATGGTAAATGTAAGAGTCAGATAGATAATATAAGGAGCTGCAAAGATGATGCAGAGATTAAGAAGTTGAAGATGCAGTTGCCTTGCGTTTTATTTGCCGGAGCCTTTGATATACCTATAACAAAGCAAAGAGATAATGGAACATTCTTTAAGAGCTTTAGAAACGACAACTCTCTTTCAATACATTCTAGGTTAGTACCTTTTGATGTAGATGATGTAGATGATGTAGATAGATTTAAAAAAGATATAATTCAGGATGAGTTTATCCATGCAGTATGGAAGTCTCCATCGGGTACAGGTGTACATGGATTAATTAAGATAGCTGACGGTAATAAGCATGAACAACATTACGCAGCCTTACTTAAGAGGTATCCAATGTTTGACCCTTCCGCTAGGAACCCATCTAGAGTTCTATTCTTTTCTTATGACCCTGAAATCTTAATAAAAGAAGACAGCAAGACTTTCTTTGAGGTACTTGAAGAGGAGAAGTTTGAAGGTATTAAGATGACTCAGATAACTACTGACTATAAAAAGTTAGACATAGCTGCTAAGATGATACGGTCCGCAGAGACGGGGATGAGGCATAATGCAGTTATAAAGTCTTCTTATCTTATAGGTGGTTACATTGCAGGTGGTATAGTGGAAGAGGCAATAGCCAGGGAGGTACTTAGGCACGAGGTATACAATAAGTTTGAAGGCAAGGATATAGAGGATGAGTTTAGGGCCATAGATGACGGAATAAGGCAGGGTCAGTATATGCCTATAAATGAGTTAGCAAGGTATCAGCAAGAGGTAATGGAGGAAGCAGGGATAATGGAGGAGGAGCTTAGCTTCTTATCTTCTAATCCTAATGATGAAGAGTTTATAAGGAGATACAAGGCCGGTCTTATACCGATGGGATTACCTTTTGGTTACAAAGACATGGATAAGTATTTGCTGCTTAAAGAAGGTGAGTTCTATGCTACACTATCTCATAGCCACACAGGTAAGACTACTGTAAACCTTTGGCTTATATTCTTGTCAGCTCTTAAGTATGATTGGGGATGGGTTATTTATACCGGAGAGAATAGGGTTGCATCTGTTAAGATGAAGATACTAGAGTTCTACATGGGTACTAAGATTAAAGAGTCTTATGAAGATAATCTTCAACAAGGTATCAAGTGGCTCAACGAAAGGTTCTTCTTTATTAACAATGAGAATATGCACGGATATAAAGACATCTTAAACTACACAGAGAAAGTATCTAAGTATCATTCTATCAAAGGAGTATTTATCGACCCTATCAACGCTCTTAAGACTACTGACAAGGCTTCTAAATATGACTATGAGATGGAGATGTACACAGATATGCTGCTCTTTACTAAGAGGTCTAACATTACATTGTTTATATCTATTCATACAAGGACACAATCACAGAGAGAAAGAGATAGCAATGGTAATCAGTTAATGCCTTATCCTGCTGACGCTGATGGAGGAGCAGTTCTTTATAACAAGGCTGACATCTTTATTACAATGAATAGAAATATACAAGACCCTGCAACGTGGATGATAACTGAACTGTATATTAATAAGATGAGGAACAAGGAGACAGGTGGTGATGTCACCCCTAGAAACCAGGCTATAAAGATAAAGATGAATAAGGGTTTAGAGTTTACAGATGAAGAGGGCCATCTGCCTATAACTAGAACTTATTTAAAGGCTGCTACTAAGATTATGTATCATGCTCCTACTGAGGATGATGCTCTAATGGAAATTGAATCAATACCTTTTTAATATGAAAATAGACTACAAGATACACGAAATTAAAAAAGATATATTCGCAGTAGTAGTCCCGGACACTTACGATAGGTGTATGCTATTCCTTAAGGCTCAGGAGTTTTATGAGTCTCCTGAGTTTAAGGGTAGGATATTTTCTATATGGGAGTTTGTTAAGTGGTACAGTAAAGGTGACTCATTTAATTACACTATTGATTGGGATGGATTTAATGTTCCTTTCAAGGTAGCTAAAAAATTAATAAATGAAACTGAGACAGCTTACGATGTTATATTTTGTAATATACTTAATGAAATTTTACTTACTTATAAAGTTAGTGATAAGTCTTATATAATGGGTATAGGTACGTTAAAAGGAGAAACCTTTGAGCATGAGTTATGTCATGCTTTATATTATACTAACAAAGATTATAAGAGGGATGCTAATAAGTTAATATCTCAGATAGATAAGAAGTTATATAGATACATTTGCTCTGAGCTTGAAATGATGGGATATGATAGTAAAGTCTTTAAAGATGAAGTACAGGCTTATTTAACAGTGAATCCTAATGATTTGTTTGTTTTCCCTAAAATAAGTAATATTTCTAAATCATTCAGAAAGAAATTATCTAAATATTTTTAACAAATAACCTATGAAATACATATTTAGAGGTAATGTCATTTTTCATTATGACCCTGATGCTCATTACGATAAAGTTATTCAACCTACAATAAAAGGTGCAATACCTGCATTTGATTTTTGTAATTTTATAGATGAAGATTATAAACTACTAGGTCAGTTCTTTACTACTGTGTATAAACACACACAAGGAGAGGATGTTGACTTAGATGATATAATAGTAAACTAAAAACAAATAACCTATGAAAACAGCAATGACAGAATTAATTGAAGATATAAATATTGAAAAAAAATTGGGTTATATAACTGAAAATTCTGCAAACAGAATACTTGATTATATAAACAATTTATACCTAGAAAGAGAAAAAGAGCAGATAATAAATGCACATACTAACGCTTATTTAATTGGGGAAGATGATATAAGTGTTGAGGATGCAAATGAAGCAAGTATAAAATACTACAACCAAACCTATAACCAAAACAAATAACCTATGAATGTATATCAAGAATCACTCGTTTGGATATATTTTTGGAGTGGAGCTGCATTAATATTTTTACTATTTTTTATGGTAACTGAAATTAAAATAAGAAAATCAAAAAACAAATAACCTATGCAAACAGTATTACAAGAATTGATTAGTGAATTAAAAAGCATTGAATCATGTGACCCTATTGTACAGGGTATAATAAAAAGAGCAGAATCTAAGCTTGAAAAAGAAAAAGAGCAGATAATAGAAGCAGGTAATAAATGTCAAATTTATAATGATGGGTTTGTATATGAAGATGGAGAAGATTACTACAACCAAATCTATAACCAAAACAAATAACCTATGAAGACGGCAATGCAAGAATTAATTGAAGATATAAATATTGAAAAAAAATTAGGTTATATTACCGAAAATGCTGCAAACAGAATACTTGATTATTTAAATAATTTATACCTTAAAGAAGAAAAAGAGCAGATAATAGATGCACATATTGAAGGTCAAAGAGTTTTTGATAAATATCAACATACTCAATGGACAAATGACCAAGCAGAACATTACTACAACCAAACCTATAACCAAAACAAATAATCTATGACGCCGAAAGAAAAAGCACAAGAATTAGTTGATGAGTTTAAGCAGCAATTATTAACTATAACACCTAATATAAATAGACCAATATATCAAGCTAAGAAATTTGCATTAATAGCAGTAGATGAGATATTGAAACTTGAAAACAAACATCTGCCATTTAACGGATATCATTTTGATGGCACAAATGTTACACGTATTCTATCATTTTGGAAAGAAGTTAAACAAGAAATAGAAAACCTATAATAAATAACTATGAAACAAGAAGAAAAAAAACCAGTAGAAATAACAAGGTTAGAAATAATAAACCATGCAAAGAATGATAAGCCTTTTGGTAGGTTATTAACTTTGTATAAGGAGTTAGGAGATTTTGAAGTATTAGAAATAGTGTATCAAGATGGGAAAAAGACTTTAAAGATATTTTTAGGGTAATATTATGAGCTGAATAATTTACTTATTTGGCTCACTTTGTTACAAGAATTATTACATTTTACCCTTACTTTATTACAAGAGTATATAATTTAGGTACAACAGGATATTATAATTTTGCGAAAGATAGTGAAAACTGCTACTTTTTGCAAACTTTTTATACGTTAAAAGATATAATGTGTCATAAAAGGGATAAATTATATCTTAATGCGTATAATAAGGGATATTATTTGAGCCGATAGTAGGTAAGTTAGTTAATGGAAACGACAAAAAAACCTACGATAAAAACCCAGATGGAACTAAATCATGTATGCAAGACTAAAAAACAATAAAAAATAAAACAATGGAAATAATATTTATTCTTTCGTTCCCTTTTATTTTCCTTTATTATGGCTCTTTAATACTAGATGCTTCAAATATGAAAGGATGTTCTTTACAATACAAAAAGATAAACTTTACTTTCTATTTGCTTATCCCTTTCTCTTGGTGGATAGTTACTTTAATTAAAACAATAATAAATATTTATGATAAATAACAATGAATTACGAATAGGTAACTTGGTATTAGCACCTTTAGCAAATTTTAGCAAAACTTAGCAAATTTCAGCAAAACTTAATAAATCATATTATGACAAGAGAAGAATATATTCAATACAGAAGTACCGGAAGATTTGATGGTTCATTCATATATAGCTGCTATAAAGATGAGGGACATAAAGATTACAATTTTACCGAGTTTATGTACTTGTTAGAGCTTAAGTTGTTTAAAGAAGGAAAGTCTAAGGAAGGGCTTGTAAATCACTTAGTGAAGCTATATGATTCTAAGTATGAGCTTAAGATGTTGTTTGATAAAAATAATTTAATAAAAATTTGGTAGAAGTTTGGTAGTATAAAATATGTTCGTATATTTGTCATGCAATTCCGATGAAGTAGTACAAGTACATTATCGGGCTTTGTTAAAGAACTAATGCAAATTAGCCCTCTAATCAGCCCATCAACTTGTACTTGGTGGGTTTTTTATTTGGAAGATAGTCAAAAGCAATATGGCTATTCGCAGGTTGAAAAAGACATAGTCTTTCTAGGCCTAGGGCATAAAGGACAACAATCCTGATATTAACCTTTTAAATGACTGGATATGGGGAAACTTCGTAATCCAGTCAGCCTCACTTGACGCATCTCATTATCTCATTTGGTAGTTTGGTAAGGGAGTAAGTTTATCTCTACCGGGGAGGGGAGGTAAACTTTACTTTTTCCTTACCTACTTTCTACAAACTCTTAAACTCTTTGGTAATTAAATTTAAAAATATACTTAATAATAGTTAATTATGTTAAATAATAATTTTAGAATAGCATTATATGACTTATCTTTACCACTTGAAGAAAGGTTAGAAAAAGCAGTAGTATATGAATCAATTAAGTTTGCTGCTGCTAGGTTAGGTCTTACAGAGAATAAAATAAGAACTTCAATTAATAGTAAAAGAAAATTATACATAGAAAGATTAGACAAGACATTTGCAGTTAGACACATTCAATAAAACTTTATGAGAAAAATAATACAAGCAGCTTTTGTTACTCTAGCAATAGGTATAATTACAGCAGCTATATTGAAAATCTTATACTTTATATTATTTAAGTTATGAAAGTAAGTTTTGACTATGATTATACCCTATCTACTAAAGCAGTTCAAAATTATGCTAAGAAGCTAATAGATAAAGGTATTGATGTTATTATTGTTACTTCTAGATATGAAGATAAGTTAAAGCATTTATATCCTCATAGTGCTAGTAATGCAGACCTTTATAGTACTGCTAAGAAGTTAGGAATAAATAAAGAGAATATACACTTTACTAATCATAATTGGAAAGCTGATAAGTTAAAGGGATATAAAGCAGCTCTTCACTTTGATGACAACGCTACTGAGATTAGTTTATTACATGGTACAGGTATTAAGGGAGTTAATGTTACTAATCCTGGTTGGGAGAAAAAAGCTGATAAAATTTTAAATATATGACAACACCTATTCAAGACATAATAATTAAACTTCACTCTATGGATAAGGAAAGATTCATAGAATGGTTGTCTTTAAATATGACTGTACTTACAAAGAAAGAAAGAAACATGATAGTAAAGTCCCATGATGATGGATTCTATCAAGCAGTTAACCCGGCTATAGAATTTATAGATGGGGAAGATTATTACGATAAAAAATATTTAATGTAGAATGAATAAGATAATAGAAAATATAAATGCTATTATTATATTAACAATAATATTATCTATCATTAGTTTGATAATATATTTAGCAGAATATTTGCTTAGATTTATTTATAATGGACTAACTAACACTACTATCCACCAATGGGGTTTATGGGCCTTAGCAGCTCTAATAATAGGGTTTATTATATTAGTTTTAATATCTAGTAAACCTGATAAATCTTTAAGAAAAAAATAACATGAAAAAAATATTTGAAGAAGACGCACTACAAGAAAGATTTGAAAAAGCATTGGCTATGCACGAATCTGTTAGGAAGGTGATAGCTAATAAGGTTGATATGAGTAATCCTATGGCTGTACTTAATCAATTATCTGATATACAATCCGTACAGGCACTAGCAGCTCAATCTAAGGCTATGCTTACTTATCTTACTGAAAAGTTTACTCTTAGAAAACTTACTAAGTTAAATATGGAGAATATGGGAGCTATGGAAAAGAAGTCTGTACTTAGTTCTGAGATAGGAGATGTTAGCTTTTGGGATAATGTAAGTGAGCTGCTAATTAAAGAGATGCACTACCAAATAGATATACTTCGTTCGGCATTATCATACTGTAAACAAGAAATGAATAATTTAAATTAAAAACAACAATCATGGAAAAAAAGGCAAAAATTTACGCAGGTTCAGGTAAAAAACAAAATGACACCTGGTTTAAGGCATCTTTAAACTTTGAAGAACTTGTTAAGCACGTTCAAGAATTTAACGGTAAAAAGTTTGTAAAGGTTAACATCAATGTAGGTAAAGCAGACAAATATGGTAAAGATGTAAGTATTACTATTGATGATTGGAAACCTGCAAGTAATAATGCAGTAAATGCAGCTCCTGTGAATACTACACAAGTAAGTAATTCAGTAGATTCATTACCATTCTAACATGAAATACTCAAACTCATTCTATTACGATTTAGATTTTGCTGAATCAGCAGAGAAGTGGGTCAATGACTTGTTTACCGGAGGTCTTAAGGTTGAAGTAAAAAGCGACCGTATGGCCTCCAAAACAGGTAATATATTTATAGAAGTTTATTCTAGAGGTAAGGAGTCAGGTATATCAACAACTGAGGCTGCTTATTGGATTTATAGAATAGATGATAAAGATTTAGCTATTATAATATCTACTAAAAGATTAAAAGAATTAGTTAAATATTTTTACGGTAAGAATGGTTTTAAAAATGGTGGAGATAATGATACATCAAAAGGTGTATTGATACCTTTAAATTCAATGTTATGATAATTGAAATATATGGTTTAGAGTGTACCATTCCTGATACTCCTAAGATAAATAAAATAGCCAACCATAATCTTTCTGAAAAAAAACAGAAGTTTATAAAGACTAAAGTACCTGACTCTTTCTATGATATAGAATTTGATAACGAGGATATGCCTATATACTCTGATGAGCAGGTTGAATTTATTAAGGAAGAGTGGGAGCGTGTACAGAATGGTTATTGGTTTATGAACAACGGCTACCCTACATATATTACAGGTAATCATTACTACTACTTAAATTATTGGACACTAGAAAATGGAGACAATCCTCAGTATAGAGATGCTGATAGAAAGTGGTTTGTCTTCTATGATGAATGTTACAACGATAAAGATATACTAGGTATTGTAAGGGTTAAAAAGCGTCGTGAAGGTGCTACCTCTCAATCGTCTTGTATACTTACTAAGCTAGCATCAACAAATGAAAATACTCGTTGCGGTATCATATCTAAAACAGGTACGGATGCTCAGGATTTATTTCAAAACATGGTTGTATATGGGTTTAGGTCTCTACCTATATTTATTCAACCGAGGACCGATGGTACAGAAGACCCTAAAAAACGCTTGATATTTGTTAAACAAGCTAAGAGAAAATCTGCAAAGAACGGTCTATATAATAAGCGTGAAGGTTTAAATTCGTTTATAGAATGGAGAAACACTGCCATGAACTCATTTGACTCAGGTAGATGGAGTATTCTTTTAATAGATGAAGCGGGAAAATATGAAATGTCAATATCGGAATACTGGGGTATAGCTAAAAAGACTTTAACAGAAGGAGCTAACAAGGTTGGTTTTGGTCTAATGATTTCTACTGTGAACCCTCCTAATATGGGAGGACAAGAGTTCAAAGATATATGGGATGAATCAGACCAATCCAAATACGGTAGAAGAACACCTACTAGGCTTGTTAGGTATTTCTGTCCTGCTGACGAAGGTCTAGCCGGGTTTGTAGATGAATATGGTTTTAGTAAGAAACAAGAAGCTCAGCAATATATTCTAGAAGATAGGGCTAACTCTAAAAAAGAACAAGATGTTAGAGATTATCCTTTAAATGAGATGGAAGCTTTTAAGTTCTCTGATGAGGATTGCGAGTTTAACTTGGACCATATAGAAATGCAAGAAGCAGCTATTAAAAATAAACCCGTTCACCTAAGAAGAGGAAGGCTTTACTTTGATGGAGAAGATAAAGTACAGTTTGCTGATGACTCCTCAGGTAATTGGTTAATATATAAGCTGCCAAAGAAAGCAAATAACTTTATTATCAAAAACAATGTCATGTATCCTTTAAGTACCATGGAGTATGGTATAGGTGTTGACCCATTCAGAAGTAGTATGACATCAGGCAAGGGCTCTATGGGCTCTGCCTGGGTAGGAGAAAAGTATGACCTTACTAACCCTGAGGATACAGGACTACCTATAGCTCATTATTATGGAAGGCCAAAGATGAAGAAGTTATTTTGGAAAGAAATGTTGATGGCTGCTATGTTCTACGGAGTACCTTCAACTATAGAAATGGATGCAGGAGATGACTACTATGAATATTTTAAGGCTGATAATGACTTAAAGTTAAACTGTCTTCCCATGTTAGGTAAGAAACCTGACGCAGTCATAGACCCATTAAGAAAGACTAAGGTTAATCATCAACAAAGAGGTGTAGCTAGTGGTGATGCGTTTGCTCTTAACAAGCAGTTAGAGTATTGTATTAACTACATAGAACATCATTGTCAAAAAATTTATTTTCCTAACCTATTAGAAGAGTTAAAAAGATACAGACACTCTGATAGAACTGAGTTTGATACTGTTGTAAGCTTCCAAATTATGCTGCTTACTTTAACAGGTCAAGTAAAATCTCAGGCCATAGCTAAAAGAAAACAACCATTAATAGAAACTTTTTCTGTTAGTAATTTCGGAATGTAGTATATTTGTGAACTTGAAATAAACATACAATATGAGTAAAATTATAATCTCCGGCGCTGACGGAAGAAAAAAACTTACAAACGGTGTTAACATACTTGCAGATGCAGTTAAAGTTACACTCGGAGCTAAAGGAAGAAATGTAATCATAGATAAGACTTACGGCTCCCCACACATTACCAAAGATGGTGTTACAGTTGCTAGAGCTATTCAATTAGCTGACCCTATTGAAAATATGGGAGCTGCATTAGTTAAAGAAGTAGCTAATAATACTGTTGATGCTTCAGGTGATGGGACTACAACCGCTACTGTATTAACGCAGGCAATTATTAATGCAGGTATTAAAGCAGTAGAGTCAGGCTGTAATCCAATGGACCTTAAAAAAGGTATAGACAAGGCTACAGAAGCAGTAGTTGCTTACATTAAGAGTATATCTAAGTCTATTGATAATAATGACTTACTTAAGCAGATAGCTTCAATCTCCGCAAACAACGATAATTATATCGGTGACTTGATAGCCCAGGCGGTTAATAAAGTAGGTAGAGATGGATTGATTACTGTTGAAGAGTCTAGAGGTCATGAAACAACTATAAGTGTAGTTGAAGGTATGAAGATTGATAGAGGATATGTATCTCCTCACTTTGTTACAGACAATGCTAAGAATGAAGCAGTATTAGATAACCCACTTATTTTAATTTACGATAATAAGATTTCTGTAGCAAAAGAAATACTTCACATACTAGAGCAAGTAGCTCAACAGAATAGACCTTTATTAGTTATCTGTGAAGATTTAGATGGAGAAGCTCTAGCTACACTTGTTATCAATAAATTACAAGGTTCTTTAAAAGCTTGTGCAATTAAATGCCCTGACTTTGGAGACAACAGAAAATATACTATGGATGATATTGCTACACTTACAGGTGGTACTTATATCTCAGTTGAGAAAGGAATGAAATTAGAGACTGTAGATGTATCTATGTTAGGCTCTGCTGATAAGATTACTATAAGTAAAGACAACTGTATTGTAGTTGGAGGTAAAGGTGATAAAACATTAATAGAAAATAGATGCAATGAGATTAAGTCGCAAATTGAGGCTGCTGATAATGATTACGAAAAAGAAACTCTTAAGACTAGGCTTTCTAAATTAAACAATGGTGTAGCGGTCCTTAGCATAGGAGGTTTTACTGAGACAGAAATTAAAGAAAAGAAAGATAGAATTGACGATGCTCTTTGTGCTACTCGCTCAGCAGTAGAAGAAGGGTTTGTTGCCGGTGGTGGTGTTGCTTACTTATCTTCTATAAAAAATACTAAGGTTGTAGTTGGTAATGAAGATGAGAATAGAGGTGCTAATATTTTGTTTAATGCTCTTAAGATTCCATTCACTCAGATATTATCTAACGGTGGTATAGAAGCATCTTCTTACTTAGTTGAGATACTAAATGGTGAGTATGGTACAGGGTTTAATGTTAAGACTAACAAGATTGAAAATATGTTTGAGTCAGGTATTATAGACCCTACCAAAGTAGTTAGAGTGGCCCTAGAAAATGCTGCATCTATTGCTTCTATATTCTTAACAACAGAATGTGTAATTTCAGAAATTCCTAAAACACAAAATAATGAACGTTAAACCATTGTTAGACAAAGTTATAATTAAACCAATACCTGTGGAAACAAAAACTCCATGGGGAATAATCATCCCTGACAACGCTAAAGAAAAGCCTCAGACAGGTACAGTCTTAGCAGTAGGATATGGTAAGCCGGGTGAACCATTAACTGTTAAAGTAGGAGATACTGTGATGTACGGTAAGCAAGGAATAATTGATATAGTAGTAGATGATGAGCCTTATATAATGATGAAAGAGTCTGATATAATGGCTATAATATAGTTATGTTTGTTTTGATTTTATATTACCCCTATTTCTATAGGGGTTTTATTTTTTTAGTCCTTTCGTATTCATGTATTAATAAACCTATCTTGTCTACAAACTCTTCATTGTATTTAAGTTTGTTACTGTTAGCAGCATCTAATATCATATGCATGAGTTCGTGATATAAAGTTTGCTCTATATCTTTCTTCTTAAGTCTCTTGCCATCATAAGAGTTAGCTAGTGTAATAACCTTTTCATTGAAGTCAGCTTCACCTAGAAGGCCCTCAGCCTGGCAGTATTCATTATCAAACTCAACAGTTATTCTTTTGCCGTTTAATTTAAACTCTGTTGGAATGATAATCTTATTCATATTACTTTTCTTTAAGTATTATTTCATCTACCCTGTCTATTTCAAAAACTAACTTTTTTCCACCTCTTACACTACCTAACAATCTTTTAATCTCATCTTCTGTCTTATACACTTCATTTAACTTAGCTACTAACCACTCTTCTTGTTGTTCTTTACTCATCTTGTTAAAACTCTTAGGAATCTTCATGTTATTTCTTATTGTCTAGTTCTCTAATTGCTGCTTTAAGGTATAACGATTTATCTAAACTTTCTTCGTATGCGTGTTGAAGCCACTCTCTTAAGGTTAAATCTGTACGGTCCATATCCGTACCATATTTCTTTAACCCCCTTTCTTCTCTTTGCCTCATGTCATTTATTACACTTTCTTGCAGTTTGCTCATTATCTCGGTGTTGATGATAAAATATTTCTTTTCTCGTTTACGGTTAAATTAGACTTCCTTCTTCTTCCTACACCACCGCAATTATCACATCTTAATGATTCGTAAGAAGCTACGCTAGTCATATATAACTTACCTGTCTCTTTAAGCTCATTAGAGCCACAAGAAGGGCATCTTTCATGCTCGTCTAATATAAACAGTCCCATGTTAGGATGAGGCTTAATATAGGACCTTAATTTAAGATAATTATCTTCTAGGCTAGTTACATCACCAATGTTATATTCTTCCATTTTCTTAAGAGCTTCCACATCTCCTTTGTAACATTTATCCCATAATTCAAAACCACCTGTGTCTACTTTTCTAGCAGTACCTAAAGACATATTAATATACTCCTGTTTGTTAGAAGTAAAAGCTAGTGTTCTTTTAACTGCCTTAAGTGTATCTATAGATTGATAAGGTAAAACAGGCTTCATACCATGTAATAAGAATCTTGTATTTAATTTAGGTAAGTCAAACTTATCTCCGTTGTGAGTTATGACAATATCAGCCTCGTTTAACATACCCCAAACACCTTCCATTATTCTTTTATCATCCTTCTCTAGGGCTTCCTTACTTGTTAATCTACCTGAATAAACTTTGTCTTCAAACAACCATTTAGCAGCCCATGTAAAACAAAACCAATCATTTATTATTTGATGTATACCTACGTTCTGCTGCCATATGTTCCAAACAAAGGCCATCAGTGGAGCAGTCTCTATATCTAATATAAGAACCTTAGCTGATGTGTTTACTACCTTTGGTTTAGAGTTAGTAGTATCGTAATTTAATGGCTTTGGATGAGTAGCTAAATGTCTATTCTTATTGCCCCAAGCTGCTCTTTTTTTTGCTACTGCACCTCTACAACTGTGTAGATTTTTATATAGTCCAGGGTTTTCTTCAAATATCTTCTTAGCTAATGTGTACGTTTTCATTTCCTTAAATTGAGAACAATATTCCTCAACTATAAGATTCTTTGGTCTTGCCATGTGTTTATTTGAATTTGTTGATAGCTTGGTTGTACATCGAAATGAAGTCATTTATAAATCCTTCATCCGGTGTTGCTTTGTAACTTCCTATAACCCATTCTTTATAATATGCTAATGCCAAATCATGAGGTGTCTTAACATCTATGTTTGAATATGGATGAGACTTACCACCTATAAAAATACCTCTGTTTATTACGTTATGTTCTATAACATCTACAGAATCTTTAAATGAATTAAAACAAGCAAACCTTCTTTGTTTACCTGTCATGTTTTCTGCCTGTACGCAAGTAGCAACAATCTTAGGAGATACAAACTCATCAGACTTAGCTCCATCAGCTTGAAGGCCTATGTAGTTATTACATACTCCGTTGTTACCGTTACCTGATTCGTTTCTAAATAAAACATAACAAGCTCGTTTAACTTCTACTAGATAGTTAGTCTCATTAATATAAGAGATAACCTCTTCCATATCAACAGAGGTCTTCTTATATGGTATTTCTATTAGATTCGGATAAGCGTTACTTACACTCATATCTTTATTTTTGTTGCTATATATTTAATATAAAAATTAGCCAATAATCCTAAGGCTACTAAGATAAGCAAAATCCAAAACAACCACTTGAATTTTGTCAAGTTTTTTTGGTAATCCTGTAAAATAATTATATTTTGCAAAGATTTATTCTTATAGAAAGAAGTTGAATCCTCCTGGGTATGTAGCATCCTATTGTCTATAATATACTTTATAGTAGTGTCTCTAATAGTTTGTAACCTATTTATTACCTTTACTTTATACAAAGTATCTTTATGAGTAGTGGTATCTAATAATATATAATTAGTCTCCATAGTGTCAACTCTTAATACAGTGTTAGTAGTATTTACTATTTTAGTTATAGATGTGTCTATGGGATTTAAAGAGGCCCATTTCCTTCCTACTTGATTGAAAGCAGTTTCATTGGTTAAAACTTTTTGAACAGAATGATTGATTCCGCATGATAGTAATAATGCACAAACGAATAAGATTAATGTGTTTTTCATGTTTAGTTTGTTTAAGCAAAAAAGCCGTATTTTACTACAGCTCTTTTGTTTCAATAAATAATATTTATTATGCAGGTGTTGTTGGAGGTGTAACCGGAGCTGCAGGAGCAGAAGCCGGAGCCTTCAAAGCATTTAAAGAATCACTAATAAAAGATAATACTTTTACCACGTTTCCTATTACTGTAATATCTTTAACTGTAGGAATTGCACGAGCAATAACTTCATAGATACCAATAACGATACTAATTACCAAAGCTGCATTTGTTGTGATTGTTTCAATAGCTAACATAATTGTTGTTTTATTTTTTAAAATATTGAACTAGAACTTCTATAATGAATGATACAATGGCAGTTATTCCTAGTATAATAGCCCATGACCATCTTAATCTTTTAGCAATTTCATCGTGTTTTGCAACACGGTCTTCTAAATATTTAACATCATCTACTATACCGCCATTCTTTGTAATCTTATTACCTACCAATGCCTCAATAACTTGATTAAGCTTCTCGTCTATAGAGTCAATCTTGTCTTCTACTTCGTTTAATTTTGTCTCCATAGTTGAAAGCCGGCTTTCCATCAGCGTTATTTCAGTAGTGATGTCCATTTTATTTTTTTTCTTCTTTAGGTACTTGCGGTTGTAATTGGTCTACTAATTCTTTTTGAAACTTAGATAATGAATCACAAACTGGGTTAGCGTACTTAGAAGGAGCATCTGAATTTTTAAGTAATTGTTTTGCTGCTTCAATAAGTTGTAGTTTTTCATTCCAAGTTTTAGCATCATACTTCACCGTTAATTCTTTTTCTGCAAAGGCGAATAGTAGGATACAACCTAATACCAATAGTCCTGTTTTTTTCATAGTTTGTTTTTTTTATTTTGTTGTTGGTGTTACGAATGTTACGTTAATTTGTTGACCTGTAAAGTAAAAAGGGTATGTGTTACTTCCGTTCCATCCTTGATAGTCTGCACCGCCAATAGTAGAATTACCATCTATATGAGTTGCTCCTGTAGAATCCACTAATGCCCAATAAAGGGTGCAAGTAGTCTTTAAGTTATCAAAAATTGACCTTACCCCCAAATAAGTACAAGGGATAGTATCAGAGTATTTAGCCATTACAGGTACTATAGGGCATACTGCAATACCAAAATGTTTGGTAGTATCTATTACTTGACTTTTTGATTGAAAGGCGATTGCTAATAAGGCAATTACTAATAATTTTTTCATAATTTTATTATTCTTTGACAAATTTAATGTTTTTTATTTAATTTTTTATCTGTTTTTTAAATTAACAGGTTTAATAAGCTATATTACTATAAAATGCCACTCCTATTGTTACGGCATTACCTGATGTTTTTTGTATGACAGTATTTCCGTTGTAACTTAAAGTGTAAGCACCCGGCATATTGTTTGCTATTTGAATAAATCCATTGTTTGGGTCAGCTAACCAAACGCCACTACCGCCATTTGTATTATCTCTTATTACTATTAATCCACTATAAGCACCACTTTTTAATGTATAATTTGTATTTAGTGCTGATATTGAAACACTTACTCCTGTGGTAAAAGTTCCTGTTGCACTCCAAATATTGCCGTTTGCTTGCAAAATACCTGCTGAACTACTTTTATCTGTACTTGTTCCTATTAATACATCGCCTCCATTAGTAAATCTTACTACTTCTGTTCCTGCATTATTACTAAAAACACCATCAGGTGTAGCTGAATTAGTAGCTCCAAAATAATAAGCACCTTGACCATCAAGATAAGAAACTCTTACGGAATAAGTTTCACTATTAGCTGAAAAACTAGACCTTCCCCCAACAACAGTTAATTTACTTGCAGGACTTGTAGTACCTATTCCTACGTTACCTCCTAAAGGATTTAATAAAATTGAATAAGCAGTTCCACTTCCATTACTTGCTTGAATCCAAGCGTTGTATGGAGAACCTGCTAATGCACCCATATTTAATCTCACACCTACATTACCTACTAAACTTAAACCACTACCTGCATCACTTGATAGAGAAGGGTTTGTTGAAGTATAGGAAGATATAAGCGTATTCGCCGTTACACTACTTGAGAATGTAGCTGCTCCTGATATTAAACTTGTCCCATTAACCTGTAGTTTATACCCTGCATCTGATTGGGTATTTATCAAAAAGTTTCCAGAGCTTGTAAGTCTTGCCTTTTCAGTAGAAGTATTAGAATATCCTAATAATAAGTTATTAGCACTATTCCACGTTATTGCAAAATCTCCTGCTACTGCTCCTGTAATATAGTTATTAGACTGAGTAGCCATCCCATATAAAGCTGAGTATGTGGGGGATGCTATGTTATCTGCAAATCTTATTGAAGGTCCTGTTCCTGTAACTGCCATTTGATTATCCGCACTTGCACTATAAACCACAAATCGCCTTCCACCATTAGTTGTAGTGTTAATCATAAACCCTGTACCATCATCATAAGCTGTACTTGTATTAACAGTATTTGTTCCTGTCCATTTAGTTATATAGTTAGTAGTTCCTGTTCCGGTTACAGGATTAGTTAAAGCGTTTTGCTTTCCGTTAAATGTGTTCCAATCTGTAGAACTTAAATAACCATTACTACTTGTAGTTGCTTGTGAAATAGAAATAGCCGGAGTAGTACCACCCGAAGATGAAATAGGAGAAGTCCCTGTTACGCTTGTAACATAAGTTCCTGCTGCCTGATATTGTGGAATATTTAAAACCCCTGTACTTGTAGTATAGGTAGCT